ACTTGGTCCAGGCATGGCAATAGGATTTTTTAACGTGGACTCTATAATTGAAGAACCAAACCTTGTATCAGTATTAGTTGCTGCTCTTCTTAAAATATCCTGCTCTTCAGTACCAATTCCAGCAAGAGTAAGTTGATCGCTCCAAGCCTGCATACTTGAACCAAAATCAGATCCCTTTTCCATTGCGTCAGTTAAGGATTGAGTATATTTTACTTGTGCCTCTCTAGAAGTATTAACTATATCAATATACTCTTTAAATTTAATTGTTCCGTTTTGATATTCTTCTGACGCTAAAGCCGTTACATTTGAAAAATCTTGAATAACTTGAATGGAAGCGCCTATAAGTTTTTTATAGTCTGAATCTGTTTGAACTGTGTTTTTACCTTCTAATTGTGGAGTCATTGATGGGATTCTTGCGCCAGTTTTTACACCGCCACCACCAGTAATACCAGCCAACTGTTCTTTTGAAAGACTTTGCTGATCTACTCTACCAGTTCCAGAAATTAACACATTTGTTGCTGATTCTCTACGTTGTGCAATTTCCAACAATCCCTTTGACCCTTTAGTTTGTCCTCGTAAAGACTGAATAACAGTCATACCAAGAACAGCATCATTTAATTCTGATCCAACGGCTTTTGCAAATAAGGATGCTGTTTGTGAATCTAGTATTCCAGCGGCAATTCCATTTCTTAAGTAATCTGATAATTTTGAAAATCTATCAGCAGAGGTTGAATCTTTTAACTCTTTCATAAACTTCTGACCTTGTTCACTCTGAAGTATTGGAGCAATTTTTTCATTTATTTGTGCTGATTCTTCTTTTCCAACTCCAAGTTTTATTGCTGCTCTTCTTTGCGCGGGGGTAGAAACACCCAACATTTTTGACACGTTATTCAATGCATTTGCAGTTCCACCCATATTTGCACCAAGTGCTGCTGTTTTCTTTGCAGCCTCATCGACATTGCCTCTCCAAACCTTAAGGCTAATAGTTACTGCTGCCATGACAGCCATAATACCTGCAACAGCAGGTGCTGCTGGACCAAGCATTGGAAGCATTGATACCGCAGTTCCTGCACCCATAGCACCCATCATTGCCATATTGGGGTCCATTCCCATGAACTTGCCAGTTTCTGGATCAGCCATCATCATTGGAGCCATAGACGCCATCATCAATCCACCACCAAGGCCCATGCTTGCTTGATGAACTCCAGATGCCATTCTTGCAGGAATCTTATTACCTTGAGCATCTACTCCACTTCTGAATAATCCTGCTTTTTTAGGTGTTCTTTCAGGTGTTGGTTCTTCTGCTGACTGAGGAACAGTTGTTGTTTCTTCTTGCATAGGTACTCCTGATTGAGCAGTTTTTTCTTTAGCAATTTGTTGTGCTCGTGCGCGACCTTCTCTTTTATTTCTTTCTTTTTCAAATAACTCATTAGCAACTTTTTTTGTTTCCTCTTCAATAACCCTATTTGTTACAATTTTCCCGCTAGTATCTTTTTCTCCTGCTATTCCAGGAATGATTATTGGTTTTGTGGGCAAATTAAGATTTCTTCTGGTTTGTGCTGCTGCTTTTTCATTTATTTCTTTTGCTTTATCTTTTGAAATATTTGTTGGCTTTGTTGGTTTTTCTTTTACTTCTGTTTTTAATATTGGAGTATTATTTTGTTGACTTGTTACTAGTTGCCTTCCTTCAGCCCTCAGTTTTGCTTTTCCTTCTTCATCTGCTGCATTGTATCTTTGATCAAATTTCATCCTTTCTTCTTGAGCAGCAATACTTCTTTTAAGGCTTACCTCTAATGCAGCAGAACCTTGAATGCTTTCACCTCCAACTGTCACCATTCTTCCAGACATGTTCTTGATAATTTCTTTGTTTACTCGGTCAGCAATTTTTAGTTCTTCATCGTTCAATAAAGCACCTGTATATATTTTTGTTAATAACTTGGTTTGCCTTTCTGCTGAAAGTCCAGTATCGTTCATACTTTCAAGCATTTTTTTAAATATTTTTTGATTGTTTGGTGATGACTCTACAACGTTACTTAATTGATTTGTTGGCTGTGCTTGAGGTTCACCCATTCCTCTTGACATTAACCAAGAAGTTCTATCTCCTTTTACTTTTAATTTTGGATCATAGTGACCTAAATCTACTTGTGGTCTATATTTGCCACCAAATTCAGGTCTGGCGTCGGCTTGAGCGGCTGCGTACTCTCTTGCTGCAAGACGTTCCATTTCTTGAAGAAGACCAGGATTATTCTTCTCAAGTTCTGCAAAATTTTGTTTTAATGTTGGCTTTGGCCCCCTTCCAGTTTGTGGAAGTCCACCATCTGCAAAATACTGCATACCTGGAATCTGCCCACCCTTGTTAAACCCTTGCATTGATTGAGGAGTATTACCATCATTAATTGCATGTAATAAAGGAAGATTTGATTGGGTTGCTTGCTTATTTATTACAAATTCCCCCGGCGTAAGCATGGCAGGAACTTTATCTGTGTTTCCAACTCCTGGAATTGTTCCACCAGCATTGAGTAAAGAACTTGTGGGCTGAAAGTGTGATTCTGATTCATACTTATCACTTTTTCTTCTTACACCATAATCATTCTTTAATGATGCTAAACGATACTCAAGATTTCTAATTTCTTGATTTCTTGATTGTGAACTCTCATACGTTAGTTGTGTATTTGGAGTAATTAATTCCGCTACCTTACCCTTTTCTTCCTTGCTTAACACCTCCCTTATTGGCACAGAATCATATGTGATTGCCACTTGATGTTTTTTACCATCACCCATAATAGTTCCACCTACATGCAAAACACCCTTTTTGTCAATTGCTTTTACTCCTTGCACCCAAGCCATTTGCGAATGATACTCAGAATCCTGCGCTTCAGTGCTTCTATTTACCGGATAGGAGTTTTCAGTTGAATTAAATTTTGGTGATTTGTACGAATTAAAAATAGATAATCTTAAATCATCCATTGTACTTACATCTTGCATTATTTTTGAAAATGGAATGTTCGCTCTAGTTCCATAAACTGAAGCATAGTATTCCTCTGCTTGCTCATGAATTCTTCTTGCAAGAGAAAGTTGTTTTTTACCACTAATTTTAGCATCAAGATCTAAAAAATCTCTTTTCTTTATAATTGTTGCATACTGTGTTAATTGAGATTGTTCAGCACCAGATATTCCAGCATTAGAACCTGTAGCAGCATATGTTGAGGATACTGCTCGTCTTTGTGTAAAATAAGTGCCAACTCCTTTAAGGTTGTTTAGATTTCCTTCTGTATTAGGTGGAGTATCAAGCAATGTATGGTTTGGAATTTCAGGTCCAGTATGATAAATAGCCATTTCATCTTTTTTAGGAGACATTCCAAACCTACTTAAGCGTTTTCTGTCTGATTGCCTTCTTGTAGTTCCTGTTGAAAACATTGCTTGAATTTCTTTTGCTGCTAGAGCCTGCCCACCTTGTATAGTTCCAGGATTATATTCAGAAGCAGTATCTACACCATAACCTGGCATGTTAACATCAACGTCCATTATTCTTGCAACTTCTCTAGCCTTTGGCATGTATCCACCTGAAGCACTAAGTTCTTTTAAGGCCTGATCTTGTCTTCTTTTTGAACCAAGAATTTTTGATTGCCTTCTGATCTGTCTTTCTATAGATTTATCTACTGCATTTAAAGGTTGTACCACTCTTTGTGGCATTGGTGTTCCAAAATATTGCATACCGGAAATTTGTCCACCATTAGCATATCCATTTACATTACCATTATTAATAGCATGTAATAATGGAAGATTTTCTCTTGTAGATTGCTTGTTAATTACAAATTCCCCCGGTGTGAGCATCGCGGGTACAGTATCAGTGCTTCCGACTCCTGGAATTAATTTTCCTGCATTTGCTTTTAAAGTCTGTGGAATTTGTCCACCCCTATTATAATAAACCTTTCCAGTCATTTCAGCCATAAGATCTGCTTCTTTGCCAAGAATATTTAATCTTCTCATTAATTTTGAAACATTTACATTTTCTGGGAAAGCACCTTCTTTTCTTAATTTAGCAGTATCTTTTGAATACATTATTCCATAGATGCTTTCAGATAATCCCTCTAACTCGTCACCATCCCATTCATCTTCTGGAGTAGACCTAATTCTCTGAAGTTCTTTTTCAACTCTTTCAGATTCATCCCTAGCAAGTTTCTGCCAAGATTTTGAAATTTTAACATCTCCCTTTGGTGAATCTCTTTGACTTTGAATTCTTCTAACTTTTTCATATTCTCTTAGTTCTGAATTTAATCTAGAAATCTCTCTTTTACTTAAATCAGATGCAACGTCAAGCACTACTTGATCATTTTCAACACCTAGTCTAACAATTAAAGAATCTGGGCTTTGTCCTTTTCTAGGATCTCCTGTTGGAATTATTTCTTTTTCACCTCCATACCCACCATCTTGCGGTCCTTGCCCTTGGATAAGATCACTACCATCTCTTGCTACTCTATAGTGTATACTTTGTGGCTGTTCACCACCAGAAATATCATAGGGATTAATTCCATAAATTCCCTCCTTATCCCTAAGAGTTAATAGGATAGGACTTCCAGTGCGCTTTCTGGTGCTACGGATATCGTGTGCATACATTTCTGCAATACTTTTATCTTCGGTCCAAGATCTCATAGGCATTGCAAACGCTCTTCCCTTGACTGATTCAAGATGTGATACGTCTCCAGTTTGAGAGAACATTAACAGTGCGTCTTGAATATCTTCAGGAAATCCTTGTTTTTTCCAAGATTCTCTATTTCCAGAATGCATTTTAAATCCACGATATAATTCAGTAAACCCTGTATTTTTTGTTAAACCAGATGCTGACAACCTTCTTATGTTTGGCTGCACAACTCCATCCAACCAATTACCAATTTCAGATTCATTCTTAAACTGTAACGCTTGTTGTTTTTTAATTAAATCTTCTGATGATTGAACAACTCTTTGAGGATTTGGAGTTGCAAAATATTGCACACTAGGAATTTGTCCACCTTTGTTTCTATTGAGCATTTCACCATTATTAATTGCATGTAATAATGAAAGGTTTGCAGAGGTTGCTTGTTTATTTATTACAAACTCCCCTGGTGTGAGCATCGCTGGTACAGTATCAGTACTTCCAACACCTGGAACTATTTTACTTTGTGACTCAAATATTGGTCCACCAGTGTTTCTAAATAGTCTTGGGGTTGTATTAAGCATTTCTTTTGAATGAAGGAATCTAGCACTATCTACTAGACTGCCTTCTATTGGACCCGTAGTTGGTTCTATAGGTGCAGATCCTGGAATACCATATATCATTTCATTTTTATCGTTAACTTCAACAAGACCTAATTTTCTTGCTTTTTCTCTCCATTTAAATCCTTGAGGACTTAACTCAACAGTATTCATTTTAAGTGGCTTACCATTTCGTGCAACAAGCATCTTTATAAATTCGGTAACAAGTCCTGGCTCTGTTGTAAAGATAGAATCTAGATTATTTACGAATGATGCTCCAGCATTAAACAGAGCACCTTGACCAGTTTCTTTATCAAATGTAAAATCTGGTGTATCTTGGCCCGGTCTAAGTGTAATCTGAGGGCTTCTTGGTTTTTGCATTGTTCTTACAAACGCTTCTCCACCAGTAAGTGTTTCAATAATATAATCAATAACCTCTAAACCACTTGTATCTTTGGATGCTGGTCTTACATACTTTAATATGCTTTTGAATTTTGATTTTATTACATCTGTGTCAGCAGTTGGCAATGGTGTATGTGGACCAAACAATGCCAATTGTTCGGCTGACTGAACAACTCTTTGAGGATTTGGTGTTGCAAAATATTGAGTTTGTGGAATCTGTCCACCCTTGTTCATTTCAATTCCTAGCCTTGATGCAGCAATAGACTTAACACTCTTTGGTATTCTGGGATTGTCAAAAATCTTTTGAAGTACTTCATCTGGAGTTTGTGCATGTCTTGCAATCTCAAGTAGATCTGTTGTAGAGTTTTTCCTTCTAAGCATTGCAGGTTTAGTGAAGAATGACAATGCTTGAGGAATAAATCTTTCAGGCAAAGTACCCTTTTCAATATTGCCAAAATAAGCAATCAATGCTTCTGAAATAGATCCTGCCTCTGCATTGTACTGAGATCCAAGACTTAGTGTTGATTGTCTTCTTGATAAACTAGAACTTATTAGTCTTCCAGATGTTGGAACATTTTCAAATAAAGTAGAACCAGATTCCAGCATCCTTAATCCTTCAGGATTGATTCCATCCTTACCATTATTTGAAGCCCAACGTATCCATTCATCGTATGTTGCTGGCACTGAATCTGGTATTCCATAGGAAGTGGAAGAGATATCTTGAGTGCTATTTGAATACTTAATGGCTTTTTTAAATTTTTCTTGCTTTATTGTTTTACCCTTAGATCTTGACAAGTCTATTCCACTTGCTTCTGCCATTTGAGAAAGCCAGTTTGGTCCAAGATCTGGTGACATTTGGTCGTAGACGTTTTCATCTAAAAGTCTCATTGGATGTAATCTGGCATCTGACCTTGAATATCCAAGTTCTGGATCTTCCAATAAATGTGATAGCCTTAGCATTGCTGAGTCTCTACTTCCAGCATGTGCCCCAACTGAATTTACAATTTCTTGGCTTGTGTTATTTACTGGATTCCCATAAGTATTTCTTCTAGTGTTAGCAAAGTTTCCATGCCATAATGTTCCAGGGGCTGATATAAACTCTTGTGGTGACATCTCCCAAGGATTCTTTACCCTTCCTCCAGCCATTAAATGCTGAACATTAGGAATTTGCCCACCCTTATTAAATCCCATTTCCAGATTGTCATACTTGTCTTGAATATCTCTTGGCAAATGTCTTCTTGGATTTGGTTCCCCATTAACTACCGCTTGCTGGTATCTCTTATATGCTCTCTCAGTTGCATCTCTTCTTATCATCTGTTCAAGCGTTAGTGCTCTTGACTCTGTAGCATCAATTCTAGAAGCCCCAAATATTCTTGCACCCCTATCTGTTTGACGAGAAACTGGAACACTTGTGCCAATTAAATCGTAACTATTTTCTATCAAGCGTTTTCTTATTGGACTTGATAGTTCTGAAAACGAAACTCCAAATTGTTCTTGAGCGAAAGTTTCTAGTAATTGCTCTCTTTTTGCATTACTTGTTTTTAAAGATTGTGGTGACCAATTTTTAAATCTGCCTACCCCGCCACCACGAGAGTACCCCTTTACATTATGTTCTTCTGGAATTGGTTGCCTGCTTTTTAGGAAGGGTTTATACTTTATTATTTCACGATATACTTTTTTCATTGTGTCGTCTGATACTGAGGCAGGCATCAATTTAGTAAATTCTTCAAATTTTCCAGCCATTGCCAATTCCCTAAGAAGTGTTCCAGAAGAGTTAGACACCTCAGTTGATGCATCTCTTGGCAATGTAAATCCTTCAATTATTTCAAAACTTCGTTCGCCGTCGCTTGACCGGATTCGACTTGCTGCACCACTATATGAATTTTTAGGCTTGCCTGAGTCATCACGTCCAGTAACCTTATCCGAACCAATGGCTGGCATAAATCTTGAATACCCGCCCTCGTTAAGCAAATCAGCAAGAAGGTCGTCTAACTTTTTACCAGATGAAGTAACTCCTACCATATTTGGACTTATCCCAGTTGCTTCTTCAATAAGTCTTTTCTTCAACTTAGGGCTTAATGGGTTGTTTGATTGAACTCCATATGATCCGCTTGCACCAAAAACAAAATCTGCTCCGTCTTTGCGTGCGGATGCAATACTTTGATTTAACAATTTTTCATGTCCTACATGAAATGGCTGATACTTGCCCATCTGTAGCATAACAGTTGATCCATCGCCCTTAAGGTTTCTTAATATTCTCAATCCACTAGATAGTGTTCTTTCTTCAAATCCATAGTACGCGCCTCCCGGAGCAAATAATGCTGGGTCTGTTATGAATGGCTCAATCTTTGCTGATGGCATTTCTGGCTTTTGTACTACTCTTTGTGGTCTAGGTGTTGCAAAATATTGCATACCGGGAATTTGTCCACCCTTGTTTCTATTAATTGCTTGACCATTATTGATAGCATGAAGTAGTGGAAGATTTTCTCTGGTCGCTTGCTTATTGATTACAAACTCTCCAGGAGTCAACATTGCAGGGACAGTATCAGTACTTCCAACTCCAGGAACTATCTTAGTCTGTGATTCAAATATTGGACCTCCAGTGTTCCTGAATACCCCTCTTGCCCACGCAGTAGGAAGACCCAGCCTTCCTGAAACGATATTGTGTTCAGCCATGTCTATTGATGCTTTTGACCTTTTAGACTCTTGTCTTGCTAATTCTAATTTCTTTAATGCAGCCTCAGTTGGTTGTTTTGCAACTGGTACTGTAAAAGACTCTAAGTGATCATAGTATGATCTCCATGATGTTGCTTGTAACTCATCAAAGTCTTTTGTAAGAATGGACCTGTACATGTTTTTTGTTGACTCTGATGTTGGAAGGTTATCAATAGATGTGTTTAATTTAGTCCTTGCTTCTGAAACAGCGGAAACCATTAATCTTTCAAATTCTTCTGGGCCTACTGATCTTGCAATATCTGCAAGATTTTCTGCAAGAAACTTTTTGGCCCCACCCTTCCCCATTATGGCATTGACTTGTAACTGTTCGGTAACTGATCTTGGATCAGTTGTTGTGACTCTACCCTGAGCCATTGCCCGTGGTTCGCCTTTATCATTTACTCCAGTAACCGCAACACCTTGATCCACTACAATATTGCCGCGAATATTTGCGGGTTGTAGATCTCTGTCCCTTCTTATTCCACTTGCAATAAATTGACGAGCGGCTTCTGAAGGAGTAAACTGTCTTCCACTACCTGCCTCTACTGTTTCACTTATTGCAAATTTCTTATCAAATTCTGATTCAACACCAAATACGACATCGCCCGTAATTGGGTGTGTTCTCTTTACTACTACTTGACTTGGAGACTCTAGTCCAAATAAGGAACTCATTAATCTTCCGCTAAGCATTTCTGCTTCTGCTGATTCAAAATTAGGATGAGATTTGTATACTACTTTTCTTCCCGCTGCATCTACATATATTCCATTTAATCCAGGGAACGCAGCACTATATCCACCAATGCCCTGCTCCAATGCTCCAAATTCTGATATTGGTAATTGACTACCCGGACCACTTTGTGCTAGTCGTGTTGATTCCCGTAATTCTTTTTCTAATTTAGTATTAAACTTTTGTGGCATTCCAAGGAATCTTCCACCACGATTAAACCTTGGAATTTGTCCACCTTTATTTCTATTAATTACTTGTCCATCATTGATTGCATGAAGTAGACCTAAGTTTTCTCTGGTAGATTGTTTGTTTACCACAAACTCTCCAGGAGTTAACATTGCAGGAACAGTGTCTGTGTTACCCATTCCTGGAACTATCTTGCTTTGTGATTCAAAAATCGGTCCACCGGAATTTCTATGGACAATTGGCAAAGATCTTAAAAGCCTTCCTCTAAATGCTCCCGCACTCATTGGAATTCTTGACGTTTTCTTTCTTCCCCCTTTACCAACCGATGCCTGAGTAAAAGCATCATACTCTTCAAATGAATCATATACTTTATAATTATCTCCACCTTGTTGATTAACTCCACCACCAGTACTGATATTTCCTGTTCTATAGGCTATAATTTTTCCACTATCAAGTTCAACTGCAACATATCTAGTTTTACCTGCTCCATCTTTTTCTTGCCAAGATCGTTTAATTCTTTTTTCTTCTAATGCTTTAGCAATTGCACTCTCACCTATTTGACCAGAAAGTCTCCATCCTTCTGTTGCCAAAAAATTATTTTTTCTTCTAGAACTTAAACCACTTTCGTCTATTATCTTCATAACTCTTTTACTGATAATAGAATCATCTAGCACCATATTTGGACGACTTTTTCCTAACCACTCTTTTAATCCTTTTTCTACTGCCAATCCTAGATCAGGATCTATTGATTTCATATAATCAAACGTATTGCTTCCACTTGATTTTATTGCTTTTAAAAATTCTTCTGCGGTTACAGGATTTTCAAAATTTTTATTTCTGTTTCTTTTTTCTAATCTATCGTTTATATCGCCTCCATTCTTTAAATCTATTCCAATTCCAGTAATGGGTCTGGCTTTAATGCCAAGAGCATCTGCTAGTTCTTTTAAATCTTTTGGTAAAGCAATTGCTCTCCTTGGGTGGCCTCTTCCTTCAATATCTTCTCCTTTAACCAGATGAGTAAAAGTTGACTTTACTGCATTACCCTTTTCATCAGTTTGTCCACCTCCATTAAATGCCCCCATTGTTTTTCCATCATTGATTGCATGAAGCAATGGAAGATTTTGAGCAGTTGACTTTTTGTTGATTACAAATTCTCCAGGTGTTAACATTGCTGGAACTGTATCGGTACTTCCAACACCTGGAATTGTTCCACCTGTGTTTCTGCGTAATCTTGGTGTTGGTACTGGTGGTCTGCCCCCACCGCTAGGAACAGGTGCTCCACCCATTGATCCCATCTCTGCTCTAGCAATACCTGCGGCGCGTGTAAATCTTTCATATTCTGCGGTAAGGCCAGCAACCGCTCCTCGTTGAAGAAGTAATTTATCAGTAAGAGTTACAGCACTACCTTCAAGTGCTTTAGTTGCAGTTACCGCTTCAAGTTCTCCTTGAGCCAACCAAGTAAATGCTGAAGCATCTCCTTTAATTCCTGCAATGCTTTTTCTAAAAAATTGAACAGTTTTAATTATATTTGCAAAACCATTGCCAAGCAGACCAATTGTCATAAGTATTACTGGTCCCAGTCCTGCAACTACCGCAGTTATTACGGCCATCGCATTCTTTACACCGTCAGGAAGATTATTAAATGCATCTGCAATTTTTGAAACCATGTTTACTATTGGAGTAATACCCTTTAAGAATGCTTCTCCAATAGGAGCAATTGAAATTTTAAGTTGTTCCATTGCTGCCTGAAATTTTACAGATGTTGATTCAGATATTTGACCAAGTTCTTTTTCTGAAATCTTGGCTAAATCGGCTGCTGACATTCCTGCAATATCCATTGCTCTTGCAGCCTGTCCTGCATCTTTTGTAATATTAGTAAATAAAGCACTCATTCTTGCGTACTGATATTTACCAAAAACTTGTTCAAGAACTTGCTGACGACTAAATTCATCTAGTTTATTAATTGCCGTTCCAAACTCAGTAATGATACCCATAAGGTCGCCCTTATTCTGAGAGATTATTGAATTTAGATTTACCCCCATTTTAGCCAAACCTTCAGATGCCCTACTTGTTGGATTAATTAATGAGGCAAGACCAGACTTCAAGCCATTTGCAGCATTTTCTGCACTTACTCCACCCTCGCGCATGGCCGTCATCATGATTGCAAGGTCTTCAACACTACCTCCAAGACCCTTAACTACTGTTGCAACTCTTGGAATAGCAAGTGACATGTCTTCCATGGTTAAGATTGTTTGGTTTTCTACCGCGTTTAGGTAATCAACAGTTTTTCCAAGATCTTCATTTGATATTGCAAATGCAGTTTGAAGTGAAATGGTTGTATCAAGTGCTTGATTATAATCCATTTGACCTAGGGTTGCAAATCTTAAAGTCTGCTCTGTTGCGGCCATTAATGCTTCATTTGTTGCTCCTGTAGCGGCTGCGCGAGCACTCAAGGCAATTGTTTCTGATAGCGTAATTCCGTATTTGGTATATTCCTTGCCAAGACCCTTTACTGCTTCAACGTTTGAGTCTAATTCTGCCTTAGTCGTACTAAGATCACCATAAACTCTTTTAAGTGATATAGTTGCCTTGTCTATTTCCATAAATGTTTTAGATGCTGCTGCACCAAATGCAGCAAGTGGGAGCGTAAATCCAACCATCAACTGACGCCCAGCCCACTGAGTATTCTTTCCCCAGTTCAATAATTTAGTTGAACCATCATCAAGAAGTTTATTAAACATTTGCTGACGTTGCTGAGTAATCGCAAGATCTGTAGCAATTCCTTTTGTTAATCCTGTTGGAGTTGAGGCAATTGTTCTTGTAACTCCATCTACCGTTTTTCCAAGGGCAAGGTATTGAGTTTGCATTGATTTAACTCTAGACGTAGCAACTTGCTCAATAGTGTCAAATTCTCTTCTAAATAATCTGCTTAGTCCCGGCATTTGAGATGCAGCATGTCTTGAGTATTCTCCAAGAGATAGGCGACCCTCATCTAAAGATCTTGAAAATCTTGTCATTGATGATTCAACTGGAACGATTCTTGAAGTGAATAAACCAGTATTATTTATGCCATCAATTAATGCTTTGTTTAAACTTTGCTGTGATGCTGCGGCGGTGGCATTGCTTGTTGCAACAGATCGATTAAATTGATCAATTTGACTTTCAAGCCTTTTAAGGTTTGCCAATGCAGAAGACGAATTTATGTCTATATTAATGATTGCATTTACATCTGCCATTATGTTTTCACCTTAATAAATTATACCATTTCTTGTTATGCCCAACTGCCTGATCCATCTCCTACATTGTCATAAGAAAGACCAGCGCCAATGCCAAATCCAGCCTGTGAAGCATTTATTCCTTGAAGAGATGTTATATCATTTGAGTCTTTTGCAGTTCCCCCGCTAAATACTCTTGCCTTGAGATCTTCCCATTCTTTTTGTCCCTTGCTTTCAGTAGAATTTTCATCAAGATCAATTCCTTGAATTGCTGCAAGAAACTTATTATGATTATTTTCTTTTTCTCTTATTGCTGTTAACGTTGCGGTTAATTCTGGCATAGAAAGATTATCTTCTAATTCTTCATAATCTTTCCAATTTCCTAAGAGAAATATTTCTGATTCAAGGACAGCGAGGTCTAATTCTGACCAAGTAGTGCCGCCGCTGTCGCCTGATCGTTTCCCTCTGCGTCCAACTTAATACCAGAGGCAACTTCAATAATCTTGTAAACCATTTTAATATCAGCAACATCTTCAAACTTTTCACGATCTCCTGAAAGATCTGGAGCATATTGTTCCATTGCAATGAGGGCACAATCAATAAGGACATCCATTGAGTCAACATTGCTTGAAGCAACATCAACAACAGTGTCGAACTTCTTCATGAACTTACGAAGAAGTGAAATCTTTAATGGACGCATAGAAATCTTTGTTCCGTCCATGAGAACTAGGTCTGTTTTTTCAAAAACTGTAGTAGCCATTTTATTTTACCCTTTCTAAGGTTAGTAAACAAATTATATCATGCATGACAAAAGCCCCGCCGAAGCGGGGCTGATGCCTATTAAGTTATGATCCTATCATGAAGATGGGACGAGACGGTCAACAATCTTTCCGTAAGAACCGTTGTTTGCTGGGAGCAAACGGAATGAAACTTCAAACATTGAAGCCGCATCTCTCTTTGCAGATACTGTAACGTTCTCAATTGAGAGCGCACGGTAAGCAACATAGATTCTTTCGATTGAACTACCTGCTGCACAATCTCCTGTGCCAGGTCCGATTGCAACAAGTCCACGCTCTACTGGGCATTCGCCAAGTTCGCCTGCCTTGATTTCCATTACGTCTGCATAGTTAACAGTTCCCAATTCAATTGGGTTGTCCATCTTTACATCCTTTGCAAGATCTTCACTGCTTGCAGCAACTGCAACGAGAAGGTTCTCAAGTGTTGCTTCTGCAAATGCTGTATTAAGATTAACCTGCATACCTTGCTTGTACAACTTTGCAACGTCAAGAAGTTGATCTACTTGAACTTCACCAAAGTCAGGTTGGAACTGAATCTCCAAACCATTTGATGTATATCCGACGTTACGGACGACGCTTGAGTTTGAAAGTGTTTCGCGGTAGGCTGTACCTGCCACGAAATCTGGTAGTGCTGGACTGACGTTTGCTGGATCGAATTCAGCAGTGCTTGATACGAAAAGTGCTGCTGCACCAACGATAATCTGCTTTGAATCACCACGACTATAAGCCATTTTACTTCACCTCTATTTTCCTTTGAATTTTTTTGCTGGCGTTTCCTCAATACTAATTATACTAGGTATTTATGTCAAAAAAGACTCAATCGGTTCAGTAAAATGATATTCAGACTGAACAATAAATTCCGTAATATAATATGGTCTTGTACTGAAGTTTCTATTAGTTGAAGACTCAGACTGGAATACTCTTAAATTATGAAAATATACCTTATATTTATTTCCCTTTAATCTATTCCATTCATTAATGTCCTGAGCAGCATCATCCATTCTGTCAAGAATGTATTCGATTGCAAGACCCCATTGCAATGATTCTATGTCTGTTGCCTTTACTGCATAAAGTATATGATCTTTTTTTATTGGGTAGAACGGGCTTCCAGTTGTTCTCATCATTCTATCGTAGATGATATAAGGTTTATTTTCCCAACTGGCTCCCGTTGCTGAATCGCTAAGGGGGAAGAATGGCAAGGTAGAGCCATATCTACTTGCAAAACTTGGCTCAATATCTTTCATTGTATCCCATAAATAACCGTTTACGGCTAGTACTGGCAATGTTAAATCTGTTAGACTCATTCGACTATTCCCTTAATATCAAAATATCTTTTACCCGCTTGAATTCCTATATTTTTCCCATTCATAACTCCAGCAGAAAAAGATTCGGTAAATTCATTTGCTGTTGATAGTTTATTAATAAGTGGTTTCAATAAGCCGTTAGTAAAATAATTATCAAAAAAATTATTAACGGTTGATCCAAACCCATTAGCCACTTCATCCCCACCAGGATGATCTATGTATATAGCATTTGTAGTAAATACTGTTTCCCCATTATTTTCAAATGCAAGAACGTCGCTATTCTTTGGTTCAATAACTACGGCAATTGCATTTTCCATAATTGTTGCTTTATTTGTAAATGGTTCTGAAGATGTATCGCTAATAGACTTTGATGGAAGAAACCTTCCTGTGATTGAGATTGTTCTTCCAGTTACCGCTGTATCGAATTCAAACAGCCTTGAGGCTTCATTTCCAGCCTTTCCCCACTCATATACATGATGAAGTTTTAAGGGGTTCATTCTTGCTTGTGAATCTATATACTTTTTTAATGTAATTGAAGTAAAATTTGCTAATTCATTATTAAAATTAAGTTTATTAATATCTATTCCCTGAATAAATCCTTCAGAATACTCAACGGTATTCTTAAATACTCTTTGTAATTTAGAATTATCTACTCTAGTTGTTAGCATATTACTAATTCTCCTTGAATATCTGAACGTTCTAACTGTATCTTAAAATAGTCCACTTTATTAAATGGACCTATATATGGCTGATTGGCTTTTATTTCATATATTGTTGGCTGCCCACTATAACCTCCAACAGTTTCAATAAAGAATGAATCTTCTGGTTCTGTACCGCGAATGTTTTTCACTAAAACACTGGATAATGGATAATACTCTCCAGATAAAGACTTTCTTAAATCAGTTTGAGTTCTTCCATAAAGCATAGTTTCTAATTTAAAAAATATATCCTTATTTGCAGAATTAAATGTAAAATTTTCATCATTTGACTTATCACTAATTGAAAAAATTGAACAGTGCTCTGTTCTATCAAAAAACCAAGTTTTTACCATTTTTCCATAATCATCTTGACTTTCTACTGAATAATAAACATCCACATGCATTGGAAAGAATAGACTATAGCAAGGAAATAACTTCATTACAGCACACCAAGACGATAGATCGGTCTGACATAAGCAGAAAGAATTCTATCAGCAATCCTATTACCAGTATCACTGAATGCTAAATCATTAAACTTTATATTAAATTGATCGCTTTTATATTCTGATATATATTGATTTACATATGGAAGATTATTACATTTAATATCATTAATAATAAGTCCTGTTGCTCTTTTAATATCTTGTGGAATAATAGGCCAACCTGCTTCAACAATAACTACATAGTCCCATCCTGATGGAAACATTGCTGCATTTGCCCCAAAATCTGAAAAGGTCTTGTTATCATATACATCGTATGCAAAGTTTGGTGAATCATTAGTATTGTATAAGGTAAATGAATCAGAAGCGCCTCTTCTAGTGTTTACTGGCTTAGACTGATTTCTATTTAATCCGTTTGAATTTGGGACAGACATACTTATTGATGCTTTATCTGGAGTAATATAATAATCTCTTACATTTGTCCAAGTTTCTGGATCTGCTGGTTCTGTGTCATAAACAATAATATCATTTTCATATACTCTAATAATTTTGTTTAATCTAAAAGGAACTGATAGGTAGTCATTACCTAAACCAACGGTTTCTACAGTCTCTCTCTTATACATAAATCCACCAGTTATTGAATTAATTATTGCTCTGGATATTTCTTCATATACTCTTGCATCTTCAATATCCTCTGGAGTGTCTGCAATTGTTTCTGGATCTAGGTATGGTCGCATAATAGTAATAGTGTCTACCCATACAAGATCTCCTCGTAAAATTGTTGTTTCTGGTGTCATTGAAAGATTATAATAAATCTCTCCACGATATTCATCATCATACCTAGAAAAATAATTAGGCAATGATATTGAAATAACACCGCTTGCATCACTAGGAGTTCTAATTTCTACAAGATCTCCACCATGATCATCAAGAATGCAGAGAACATATTCCGTATTTGCATTAAAGTCAGATTGAGTAAATGTTAATGGGAATGGCTGTACTCTTGAAATCTCCATATGCTATTTACCGAAATATGTTGCAACTTCTTCAGGGGTAGCACTACGGATACCTTCCTTATTAAGCCATTTTTCGGATGCCTCCTTTGTTACAATATTGTAACCCTTTGATAATGAACCAATACCTGTCCATCTAATATTCTTATTTGACCAAAGTGCAACCTTATTATCGTCCTTAGGCTTTTCTTCAACAATGATCTTCTTGAATGAATTGTCTGCCGCTTTTGATCCAAGGGTATTGTCAGACTTTGCTTGCATATTTGAAGACCTTGGTGGCTTAACTTTTTTTGGACCAGTAATAACCTTGTTATTTTCTGCTACCGTTGCTTCTTGAATTTTTACCTTTTCTATAACTAGGTTTTCTTTAGCAACAGACTCTGTTACCTTTTCCTTGACTACTGGTTCTTCTTTTGTTTCAATAACAGTTTCAACTTCTAAATCTTCTTCTACCTGCTCTACTGATAATTCTGTCATGACAAGTACCTCCTTTTATAGTAATTATATCATTATATGCTTAAGGGGAGGGGCAAAAGCCCCTCCCCAAAGCATAGCATTGTTTTGATTAGGAAACAACTGGTGATGCTTCTGCGAATGCAACTGCGTCAAGTTCTTCCCAAGTAAGACCAAATCGAATAAAGATTGTATATTCGATTGTGTCCTTCTTTGGCTTGTATTCACGGTTAACAGTAATATCGCGTTGGAATCCCCATACACGGTTCTGTGGGAATGTCAAATCGACATAATCCGCAGGGTAGTAAGGAACTTCCTGAACATCGATACCAAGAACGCGAGTGGTACGAGCGCCACCGAATGTCTGACCATTACCTGAAAGGTAATCCTCACGACGACCTGGTGTTCCACTAACTCTTGGCATAAGTGCCTCAGAGATAGCATCTGCAAGTGTACCGTTGTTCTTTACGATGTTTGCAAAAATATCTGTACCTGCATAGAACTTAAGTCCTGACTTGATTGCACGGTACTTGCGTGGCATTGCATAAATAAGTTCCTGCATTACCTCTGGTGTCCATCCACCTGTTGTATCAACTACGGCTTCATGTGCATCGCCACTTGTTGTGACCTGATTCACAAAACCATTCATGATACCAAGGAATGGGTCCATTCCTGCATTTCCGTTGATAGCAAGGTCTTCAATATCATTACCGAAAGCGTTTGTCATCAAACGAACTAGGTGATCTTCAAGTGCGGAACCTTCGATGTTATCTTCAAGTGCCTCAGTTGAAACCTCCCAGTCAAGACGAATCTTCTTTGTAGTAAGTTCTACCTTTGTGAATGTTGCACCAGCATTTTGGTATTCACCAAGTGCCTGTGCTGCTGAACGAATAACACGCTCACCAACGTTCACCTTTTCAAGTTCAATCGTGTTTGCACGCATTGTAACTCTACGGCCATCTTGGGCGAGAACTGTTGCATCCCAGACATAATCGATGAAACGACGTGCCTGTTCTGGGTTTAGAATACCACCTGGAGCACCAGTTGGATTAACTGCGTTTGGTCCTGTTGTATCACCATAGTTTGCAACTGGAATATTTCCTGCTGTTCCCCATGCATCACCACCCATAACTGGATCGGTTCCACCGATTCCTAGGTTGGCAACTGCTCCTTGACCCTGATACAATCCTGGATTTGGATCGCCATACTCTCCAGTGTCACTTGGTTGATTCTTAATAATTTCTTGTGCCATTTTCTTTCACCTCCTGAATTTCTTTCTGTTTTAGTTAAATAGATCGGCATTTTTGAGGAAACTGCCGCCCCATAGTGATTTTCTAACCACTACTGGTTGTTCCTGCAAGATCTCGCCAAGATCAGCAGATTTACGGAAAGCGGTGTCCTTTTCTACGGCATCTACCCGCTTACCAAAACTATCCTTTACTTCACTTACCTCATTGCTAACTCCAGCAATGGACTTGTTAATGCCTTCAATCTTGGCATCAAGAGCCTTTACTGTTTCAGCAAGAGTGGAAAGTGCAGATGTAAGATGATCATTAATGCTATCAATCATTTTGGTTGTTGCATTAACATCCTCTTCACTGACTGCTGATGGTGAAACGGCTTTCTTTGCCTCGTCATTCATTTCGCCTTTTTCTTCGGCCTCTGAATAGGCTTTCTCTGTCATTTCATCTTCTGAGTCTTCTTCTGTTTCATCTTCTTCTGTAACTTCAATTTCAATAGCCTTCTGCGTGTCATCCATGGTGACAGGAATTGCGTCCTCCATTGGTGGATTGACTTGATCTTCGCTCATGCCCTTTTCAATTTCATCTACAACGATAATATCTGAATCCATCTTGCTTACCTCCTTCACCTCTGATTTACTAATCGCATTAACCTTTTCTACTAATGAAATATTTTTAATAACGCGACGATTGGTAGGTATTATTATACCGTCCTTTTGTGAGTATAATTTTATTATCACAACAGGATCGTCTGCTTTTGCCATAACAGCAACTTCTTCAGACGAAAGTCTTGCTCCACCCTTAAATACCAAATCAATTACTCTTCCATAATTACCTTCAAATTTAACATATGAATCGATATCAATGTTTTTTTGAATCATGGTTTTCTTTGTATTAATAATTATTGCCTTTATGACCGATGCCTTTTCTGCATCGTTACTTTCTACAAAACCAATATTTGCCATAGCCTTATCGCATTGAGGACACGCCTTATTATTTGCATATGACATTTGAATAACGTCGTCCATCTTGCACCAGAACACGTTTTCAATTGTTGCTTTCATAAGGTATCCTGTACCCTCTCCCTTTTCAATGCTAATAACATTGGCAAATTGATTTGCTGGATTATCGACTAAAGAAAGTTCGCTCAAGGAATATGCCTTGATTACTTGGCACTTTTTCCCCAACTGCTCGTCGTATACATCTTCTGTTTCATGAATTTCCCCACCAATTGAGAATCCTGTAAGAGTTCCGTCAATGACTTTTTCCCATGTATCTTGAGCACCCTTGCTCACATAAGCGGATACATAGATTCCGTTATAGAATTTATTTGTATCCTCATCAAAGTATTTTTCTTCCTTAAAAGAAACTACCTTGCCCACAGATATCGGTTGATGCATCTCTCTAATATTGCCCCTAAAAGATTCAAAAGCCTTGATAGATGCTTCTAATGGAACAATATCTCCCTGCTTATCAAGGTTATCTAGGGTTGCAAAGCCATGCACCATTCTCTTTTCAACATCAATCTTAGAGATTGGGGTAGAAAAGTTTAAATGATTGCCATTAATTGCTGTTTTAGTTTCCTGAAATTTAATCATGACTATTGTAATTATAACATCATTTATAACGAAATCGTTATGATGTTTTTGCTCCTTCACCTTTAGGATTTCTACCTGTTACTGCTCCAGCACCATCAGACTGATTATTTGACCTTTCGGTATCCCTTGCTCTTGTCTTAGAACCATTTGCCTTAGCATCTGCTGCCATACGGGGATTAAGTTCAAGAGGTTCATCTCCACCATCCATTTGTGGATATCCTATTCTTTCTCTTGCCTCGTTTGGAACAATAATTTTATTCTTTACAAGTCTTTCAAGGATCTGAGATTCTGCAATTTCATCAGTAAGACTAACTTGATTAAAGCATAACTTGATAACATCTGTTTTTTCTTTGATAATCTTATTTACCGCTTTTTGGATATATTCTTGTAAGGGTTTTGCAACTTGATCTCTAAATGTTCTATCTTGACTCATAGCAGCAGCAAGTCCAGTATCTGATCCACCTAACTTAGATAAGGGTACTTGGTGAGCCATAAGGATGTCATCACGATTTCTTACTCTATATTCATTAAATGATGCTTCTTGCACACCATTCTCTACAGGATGCATTTCAAACTCAATCTTGCTCCCCTCGCTATCGCCAGGAAGTGGGATATACAGCGTTCTATGGCTTTGACCCTTGAGTCCAGTCTGAAAAAATCTAAACAACTTATCTTCTGCTTCTGGGGTTAACTTAGCACCTTTTACGGTAATAATATATCGTGGCACTGCTTTGTTCTCAAAGTAGTCGATATTGTACTGTGCAGCCATCTGATCTCCACGGAGTGAAGTCATTGCTGCAATGATATCTGGAACACCATAAAATGTGTTGAGTGGAGAATATTCTTTAAGATGAATGACCTCGTTGGGTCTATTATCAGTTGTTACTGGGTTGGAGTTTGTTGCACCAAAATTTCTAAAGTATGTAATAGTTCCTGCAATAATCTGAATATAGCCGTCATGCAAACGACGTACTCTCATTGTGGTTGACGGTATATGACCAATATATCCAATTTCTCCTGTGACTGCCATGCCAATTTCAATATAACCATTTCCTGTGGCTTGCATATCCGTAACGACCTTTTCAAGAGTCTTTGTTAGACTATCGTCATCATTGCAACTTTCTATCCAATCAGCCATTTGAATCTTCAACTGCTCAATACGCTTTTTGGCTTTATTCTTTGCAGAATCGCTTGATGTTGCTTCTAGTCTGAGCAGTGTCTCTGTGGTCATGTCGAACTTGTAACCAAGACCAACAGTATTTGATACTTTTGCATCTATTGCTGCATGGTTGGCAAATGACGTATCATAATACGCTGAAAGTTCATATAGGTTATATGGTGGAGTAATAAGATCGAATATTCCATAACCGTTTCTATATACCTGACCAGGATTAATCCTCTTTGAATTTGCATCGCCACTAACAGATTGCCCGATTGCATTTGCCTCAGATAAATATCTTTCAGAAATCTGACCATCTGCTTGACGAGGAACGTTATTGATTGTTGTATTCGCTTTTTCCATACGGGATACTCTGCGCTTTAGATTCTTATTTAATCCATCTAGAGCAATCAGATCTTCCCAACTCTTATTAAAAGGATCTGCATTCAAGAATTCACTATCAATGATGGCATCTGCCAACTTTGCATCAATAAGGAGTTCTGACATTATTCAGCATCTCCGTATACCGCGAGAGTTTTCTGTGCGGCAGCAACAGCACCAAGATCATTCATTGATGGAATCAAACCTTGATCCAAGCGATCAAGTTGCTCGTCATATTCTTCATCTGTAGCCCTATTTGCACCAGCATAGAACCATGCCTCACCATCTGGTTGACCATATGATGCTGCGGCTTGACGTATTTTTGACATTTGACTGATATCACCTTTTACGGAAGGTATATTGAGCATTCTGCCCTCTCCATCTTTAAAAAGATGACCATTGGGTAACCTCCAAAAGTAAAGTCCCCACTCATAGCCAAACATGTTTCTTTGACCAGTACCCTTGTCAATATGCGTTATCTTAGTTTTACCAATTTTTGGTTTTCTTGTATTACTCATAACCATCATTGTACCAGATTATACTGGTTTTTTGTTATAGGAGGACCATTCTGGACTATTGTTAACAACCATTCTAGTTTTTGTTGGGTAGATTGAACTATAGGTTTCATCCTTCATGCTGCTTGCAAAGACTGTTAGCCCACTATCTGAAATTATTAATAATTCTCCGTCATCTACAATTTGTCTGTTTGTTCCAGTATATGACTTATACAATGTTTCTGGGCTTACTCCATAAATATTCTTTTCTGCAAGTTTGAGAACATTATCCCATTTACCATAGGGATCTGTGCTACCTACCCAATACTGCCAATCAAGTGGGGTAAGTGGAGTTCCATTAACATTATCCCATCTCCTATAGATAACTGACTGTGCTTCTTGTAAAGATGTTGCCTTATAGTAGGCAATGTCATTAAACGTTGCTGATTGGAATAGATTCAACGCCCCCGTGTAATTAGAGAATCCGATAGGGGTTCCAAAATTAATTCCAATAACAGTCCATCTATCCTTTTCTAGGTAAGGCGTTATAACTTCTATTCCATCTTGATAGAATGTTAGATCTACATATTCTTGACCAGTGGTTAGGTTCGTTGAGAACAATCTTCCTCTCGTTGCACTCTGATCCGATATCACATTGAAGCCTAAGTCTAGACTTGCTGAGTCTAATGAGAACAACGTCGTTGGTGATTGAGTAAAGGTGTCATCGTTATACTTTATCCATAACTGGATGGCACTAATCTTATCCCCGCTTTTTTTCTCAGAGTTTATTGGCATTGAAATTCCTCGTTCTACTTGGAATTCTCTTGCTCCTAACGACTCTATTCCTGAATGCTTTGTT